TGGCAAAGCTGTACCACAGCCCCTCTGATAAATCAGAGAATTTGTGGCACCGGAACCTAGTTCCGAGGCTTCTTATTCTTAAGTTTCTCCTCCAGGGCTTTACGCCATGGAAGGTCAAACTTTAGCTGACCATTATATGCGTCAACATGAGTTGTCGTAGATAATAGATTAGTTATGATCTTGGAGGCTCTCATTGCTTGTACAATTAGTACATCGCGATGACGTGTGTAAAAACCGTCATCTGAGAGAGGTATATCTACTTTTCCGATATGTTTTCTTAGGTCTGTTTGACTAGATCCCATACCGAAATCGTATAATGCGTCGTAACTTTTGAGGTAAACTTCCTCAGCTCGGCCATATACCTGGAGGAACGGAACTGCTTCGATAAGATCAAAGCAGTCCATTCCACCGTCTCGTAAAGAGGTTATATGACACACCATCTCGGTAGCTAAGTCTCCTAAGCTACCAGGTGTTGTCGGACTAACTATCCTTTCTCTAGATTCCAAGTAAAGAGTCTGTACAACCTGAACAGCTACCCAATGCGTAAATAATCGCTTATGGACAGTTGCTTTAGGATCTACTTTCTTATCCCATTTAAGGGGCTTTACTGCGAGAGCATCTTTTACGTAAGAGCGTATTGCCTTACCTAGAATTTCTTCGCCTTGGAGGTATCTAAGAAGAGATATTACTAAATTAATAATTGGTTCGAAGGCTCTAAACCTAGGTCTAGGCCATCGAAACACATTAAGATAGTAACTCTTTACAGCTGACTTTAAATCGAAGTTCCACTTTTTCTGCTGGATCTCGGACAGGATGATACCTAAACTAGTGATAGTTTCGGTACGTCTTTCGAAGAGTGCAGATAAGGGGAAGGGCGATACATTCTCACCATGAAGGCGAATTTGCTTTGCAAATTCAAATCCATGTGGTGAGGTATGTGTCTTTGTCGAGTTAAACTCGATGCCCCACTCTAGAAGTATATCCTTATAAGCTTTGGCTAGATTATCGTTACATATCACGATATCATCACCTAAAAGCATATAACGACTCCTTTTCCAGTTTAGGTTAACCTTTTTACAAGCTAACCAAACTAAGAAATGGTGTGCTAAAGTAGTTGTAACCCATGAAGAATACAGTCCCATAGGATTCCCTGTGTTATAATGAACAGGGTAAGATCCATATAGGAACGGTGTTCCAATCATGAGAAACTTCCAACTTTTAGCATAAACTTCG